TTCCCACCGCAAACAAAAATAGCATTTTAGCGTATGCTATGTGCCATCACCGACCCCAAGCGGTTGACAAACGCAAAAACCGCACACACATTAAGCGACATATAACCGCCGGTGCAACACCATGCGCCAGGCATCAGTCAAAAAGAAACCAAAGAGCGGGAGAAGATCGCATGGCACGTAACACACAGCACCACCGGTTACAATACGAAGAGATATTAAACGCCATTCCCCATAGCTACGGTTATTTAATCGAGGTAGCACGGATCATCACAAAGATCCGCCAAGCCAAACACGCCCAAGACTCCGGCAGCGAAGAAGAGGCCAAGCGCATACCACCGGTAACCCGAGACGCCGTAAACAGAGCAATCAAACGTTTCGACAAGGAGACAGAGGAAAAGGGCATAGACAGAGTTTTACTAAAAGAGTTTCTAACAGCGGAGGAAGAAAACGCCATAGACGATACCGGATACCGCATGCAGAAAGTAGCGTTAGACGGTGATATGTCAGCGATGAAGTTCGTGTTAGACCGCAGAGGTGGGGATAAGTGGCGTAAGGAAGAGACAGTCAACGTTAAGGGCGATAAGCTTATAATCAATATAACCGAAGAAGAGGAGGGGTTATAATGCCATCCAAGAAAGAAGCAGTAAAAGTTTTAATCACCCACATTAGAACGGGTAAAACAAAACAGGGCGTTGCAATCAACGATAAGGAGATCCAGACACACGATGCCCGCAAGAAGTTCGGCAAAGACACCGAAGTAACGTGCCTAAAAGAGGGCACATCCTGCGAAGAGGTAAAGCAGAAGACGTTAGAGTTCGCAAAGAACAATCCGGAAGGGTACGTTTTACGCAATCGCCTTTTCACACCGTGTAGCCGGATAGCCCCACCGAGTTTCAAAAAAGCGATACAGCGTAAGGTATCAAAACCACAAACAAAAACCAAAGAAGAAGGAGACGCCAAATGAGCGAAGCCAAAGAAACCAAAAAAGCCCCCGCAAAGAAGAAAGCACAAGTAGTGTTTTTCATCGGGGATGCATATCGTGAGGATAAGCGCACAGGAGATAACCCAATCGAGAACACAATCGATAAGTTTTTAGATTCCAACCCAGGTAAAGAATATCAGATATACGTACAATCACGTTACGGGTTAGATCAAACCAAATTACGTAAACCAGTCCAGAAAGCGGTTATCAGCGTGTATAAAGGGGATGTAGTTCCAGCCCTCCGCCAGTTTCAGACAGAGAACGCAGAAGCGTTTAACAGCGTAGAGATCGCAATGACCGTCCAAGGCATTAAACCGAAGGGGTGGTTTAAGGATTGGCTAAAAGGGATTAAGTATTCCCAAGAACCGCCAAAGCAAGAAGAGCCGAGTTTTAAAGTCGAAGATTAAGAGTGGAATCTTTGGTTGGAGCTAGCGTCAGCGGTGTATCTCCCCGTTGGCGCTTTTTAGTAAAGGAGCAAACAATGCAACCATCGGTAAGGGTGAAAAGGTAGATGGCACCGTTTAAGTTAACAGCTAAGCAGAGAGAATTAACATCAGCCATTGCAGCGACCGATGCGATGAACATTTTACTTTATGGAGGTTCCCGTTCCGGTAAAACGTTTTGGGTAGTCCAAGCGATAGTTAAAAGAGCTTTAAGGTGTGAGAGTAGGCACGGGCTTTGCCGGAGGAACCTACAAGATGCGAGAACAAAGTTAGGGGATACACTTAAGGATGTGTTCAAGGCGATGGGTTTAATCGAGACAGTGCATTGGATTCACAAGGCTAAGATCGATACCTACGTTATTTACCTTCCCGATGGCGGGGAATCAGAGATTAAGATGTTGGGTATGGATACCAAAGATCGCCAGTTCGAGAAAGTACTAGGTGACGAATATTCATCGCTCTACTTTAATGAGGCAAACGATATAGCTTTTGACCCAGTGGAGTATGCCAGTTCACGTTTAGCACAACTTAACGTACTTAAAAAGCGGTTTTTCTTCGACTGTAACCCTCCAACGAAGAGTCATTGGCTCTATAAGATGTTTTTCAAGTATGAAAACCCTGAAGATGGTACTAAATTAGATCCAGAAGATCTATTTGCTATGCAAGTTAACCCGAAGGATAACGAAGAAAACATAGACCCGAATTACATCGAAAAAGTATTAAAGAAGATGTCAAAACGGAAGCAGAAGAAGTTTTGGTTCGGTGAGTTCGGTGATGAGGCGTTTGGTAAGGTATTTAATGACAAAGATATTAACAAATACAGAGTTGATCCGAAAGATTTTGACCACAGGGTGCTCGACCGCATTATCATCGCGGTTGACCCGAACGTTACGAGTAAACCGGGGCGGTCGGACGATTGTGGTATCGTGGTCGGCGGTAAGATAATCGGTGAAGATGATATATATATTTTAGAAGATTGTACCGTTCCCAATGCGGGCCCAGGCATATGGCCCAAAGAGTTAGCGAGGATATTCCGCCGATGGAACGCTAACTACGTTGTGGCGGAAACAAATCAAGGCGGAGAGCTTGTAGTTTTGACTATTCACAATTATGATAGGACAATACCTGTTAACATGGTACATGCTAAACAAGGTAAGTTCGCTAGAGCTGAACCTGTTGCGGAAATGTATGCTATGGGATGGATTCATCATGTAGGAGTTTTCCGTGAATTAGAGGATGAAATGGTGGAATTCGACCCCGATACCTCTAAAAGGTCACCCAACCGGATGGATGCTTTGGTTTATGTCTGTATGGAGTTGAATAAAGGGTCTGAATTGGTATTTAGTGACCCACAAGATGAAAAAAAGAAGCGTCCTTTAGGTAATAGACATCGAGAACGGACGGTAGCCGAGATAATTAATGATGAAAGTCTTTGGAGTTAATAAATGAAAATATTAGAGGAATTTGTTGTTAATGGTTTCGAATCATTCAAAAATCTATCCAAATTAACCCGTGGCCTAGAGACAACCCGCCAAAATCCCCGAAATAATGGTATATTACAGCCTACCAAAAAGAAAATTGACAATAAAGATCTTGTAGCTAACGCTAATTCATGGGTACATGTGTGTCTAAGTAAGATCGGTGATCGTGTGGGTGAGGTGCCTTTACGTTTGTATGCACGTTTGCCCGAAGGTAGAATGCCTCGTGAAGAAGCGATGTTTAGACGCCTCGGCAAGTTAGAACATAAGAATCTCGGTAAAAGAGTTATTAAACAGACCTCTAACTCGATGATATTGGCTGACGATATAGCCGTAGAGATAGTAGACCATCCGTTTCTAACGTTAATCAATAATCCAAGCGGATTCCGTGTAATGTTAGAGTTAATGTCTACCACAGCACAATTTCTGAAACTAACCGGTGATGCTTATTGGTATGTTCCTAAAAGCAGATCGGGAATTCCGGACGCTATCTACCTTCTACCATCCCAATACGTTGAGGTTATACCCGGCAAAGGCAATCGTTGGGTTAGAACTTACCTCTTCGGGGATGGCCCAGTGGACGAGCGAGTATCATTTAATGAGGATGAGATAGTCCATTTCAGACGCCCTAACTTGGCCAACGAATACGTTGGTATGGGTGATTTACAGCCCATGTTCAGAGCAAAGAAGCTTAATGACGAGATGCAGAATTATAACCTATCGCTTAATCAGAACAGTGCAGCACCCAGCCACGTTATCACATTCAAAGACTCCAACACAAGTAAAGAGAAAGTTGAGAAATTCAAGAGAGCTTTTGACCGCATTTTACAGGGTGTGTCTAAAGCAGGTAACTCTTTTGTACACAATGGTGAAGCTGATATTACCCAGGTAGGGCTTGCACCTAAAGATATGGTCTACATCGGCGGTCAGAACCTCACTCGTGACATGATTTTGAATTCATTTGGCGTACCTAAGTCAATAATTGAGGTTGATAACGTTAATAGGGCTAATGCAGATGCCGGACATTACGATTTCGAAAAAAACACCATCAAAGTACTATTAAATTACATTGCACAGGTGATCAACGCCAAAATAATCCCATTATATGGGGAAAACGCCCTCTTTGTCTCTTTTGACGAGAATGTGCCCGAAGATGAGACATTTGAGCTCGATAAGACAACTAGATTAGTGTCTACTGGTATTATATCCATTGAGGAAGGGCGTGAACGTGAAGGTTATGGTGAAATAAACCCCGATGATACTTTCGTTTTACAAGGAGGGACAGCGATTTCCGAGGCCGGAGAGAACAATGACCCTAACGAACCAAACACAGAAACTGAAGAAGAGGAGAGTCTCAATGAGGACTAAAATAAAACTATCCGAGTCTTATCTTAAAAATATTGAGGCTCATAACCCCGCCATCCATGAGGAAATTGAGCAGGCAACCAAGGATGCTGAAGTAGATAGCTTAATCGTTAAACGCTCTGCTGTACCTACCGCGAGTGATTTTAAGATCGCTTCAGATGAAGAACAAACCGTTGTGGGTATGAGTTCAACTCGCGGAATTGATCGTGACAATGAGGTTATTGTGCCTCAAGGTGTAAATCTCGACCAATTCAGACAAGCTCCGGTTAAATTGTTCAATCACAGTTGGAACGAGCTCCCTGTCGGTAAAGTTCCGAGCATTAAAGCAGTCAAAAATGGTTTACTATCGAAAACAGTATTCGGGGGGACAACATTCGCCGATGAGGTTTGGAAAGCGGTACAATTCGGTTCTCTTAGAACGAATTCGATCGGATTTATCCCGACAGCGAAGGTATTCCAAGGCGATCGCGATTTTGGTGAAGTAGTCGATAAGTTAGATAAACGCTGGGATGGTTTTGCTAAAACAGCACGTAATATAAGCTCTATCATCGTTAAATCCATCCTTTTAGAGGACTCTATCGTGCCTGTTCCAGCCAATCCGGAAGCCTTGGTACAAGCTGTAAGCTCTAAGAGCCTAGCCATTCGTGCAGAATCCCTAGAAGCTATGGGTTTTGAGGTGAAAGTGTTTGAGACAGAGGATGAGTGTTTAGAGGATCTTTACGATAGTCTCCACCTTATCAATGAGAAAAATTTAACTGAAGAAGAGGGAGATGGCGAAGAAATTCCGCCGGAAACTCTTGAAAACGCTGAAGAAAAGCATAATGATAATGATAGTGGCGAGAAAAAGCCGACCGTTAGATTAGTTATGCTTGGGGAACGAAAGAATTCCGCCGAGGATATGTTAAGAAAGGTTCAAGAGGAAGTCGCATGGCTATCTCGAAAGCATAACGGTAAGATTTTCTAGTCTACCGCCCCATTGCGGAAAGCTTCGTTGCTCACGCGACAAGTATCACCGATTTAAGGGCAATAAAAAATGAACTTAAACCTAAAAGGTGATACAATGTACGTTAAAACAAAAATCGATAAATTCGCTCTTAAAGGGCTAGACGGTATTGGCTCTTTGCCAGTAGGTTCGGTAGTTGAGATCAACGATGAGGAAGCAGCTCTTAAACACGTTAATGCAGGTCTTTTAGAGGTATTTGACCTTGAAAAGCATAATCGTGAAGAGGCTGAGTTAAAGAAGTTTGAGGATAATCAGCTTAAATCTATGGCCCAAGAGGCTGAAAAATCAGCACGTAATGAGATTTACAAAGAACTTGGCCTAGACCCAGAAGCTAAAGACTTTCAAACCAAACTTGACGCCCTTAACAAGCAGTCAGATGACTTGGAAGCCAAAAAAGGCAAAAGTGGTTTCGACAGTTTTGGTCAACAATTCCAGGCTATCGCAAAAGCGCTTGGTATGAATTTCGAAACAAAAGATCCTACAGGTCAAGGTGAGCTTGTCCCTGCTGATGGTGGATACTTAGTTGATACTGAGTTTGATACTGTTCTTAATAATCGTATGATGGAGACATCTCTTCTTGCAGGTCGTGCTAACTCTCGCACAATTGGTGTTAATTACAACTCTATGAAGTGGAATAATGTTATCAATTATGACCGTACAGACGGTAACCACCCATCAACAGTTTACTACACTGAAGAGGCAGACGCGATTACCGACTCTAAGGTAACTTTCGAGCAGATTGAGCTGGCCCTGTTAAAACTTGCAGGATTGAACTACCTAACAGGTGAGATTATCCAAGATACAGCTAACCTAGAAGAAGAAATCATTGCTATCTTCGCCAATGAGTTTGGTTGGAAAATCGATAATGGCATTTTCGAAGGTGCTGGCGGTACAGCAATGACAGGTATACTGGGTCACACATCTAATGTGGCTGTTGCCCGTAACACACCTTCTCAAGTTAATGTTGAAGATGTTACAGCAATGTACTCACGCCTATACACTCGCTCAAAAGCAAATGCGGTATGGTTTGTAAATCCAGACGTAGTTCCAAGCTTACAATCATTCCAAATCGGTGATCAACCTGTTTATACACCTCCGGGCGGATTTAGCACTTCCCCTTACGGTTCATTATTCGGTCGTCCGATCATCGAATTAGAGCACTGTAAAACTACTGGTACACTCGGTGATATCAACCTATGGGATCTATCCCAATACCGTGTGATTGAGAAAGGTGGAATCAGCGTGGCTCGTTCTGAGGATGTTAGATTCGTAAACGATGAGGTTGCTCTTCGTTTTATCAAACGTGCAAACGGTATTCCTATGTGGACAAGTGTACAAACTCCACAGAACGGTTCAAACACTGTTTCTCCGTTTGTCTCTCTAGCAACTTAATATTTGCTCATATTAGGGCTCCTTCGGGAGCCCATCTCTTTTAATTTTAGGATGCATTACTATGGCTATTACCGTATCAACAACTGTAGACTTACTCGACACTAAACGGACAGCAATAAATCCCGACACTCTCATACCTATTGGAGATCCTTCCGGATTTTTTACCCAGGGGGATACTACTTTCGAGGTAGCCGTTCTACAAAATGGCGTAGAATTCGACCTCACAACTATAGGTGCAGCCAACCTACTTCTATCAATTTCAAAAAAGACAGCACCCGATGATCCCGTATTAGTGGTGTCTTCCGTTACAAGTTTGAGTGGGGTCAATAACTCTATAGCTAGTTTTACAGCCAATACCGCCACCGTAGAGATGCAGGAATACTTAGAGGATGTTGTTGAAGACTGCGTCAATGTAGAAGTTATTGACAATACTGACACTGCTTATCCTAATGTACTAGCGTCATGGACAATGTCAGCAGTGAATATGGGCTTCAACCCCAATGGAACATTACCTATTTACACAAATATAAAGCACAAGACTTCTGAAACGCCCGACCGCCAACCTTTACCCACAGATGATGATACCCAGGGATATCAATTAGGCTCTATATGGCTATATTATAACCTCATTGACCCTGTGAACGCAGAAGTATACATGTGTCAATACTCCGCCACAGGTGCGGCTAATTGGATTCAAATATTGACTTCTTCTAGTTCTATAGATTGGGGTGATATTGGTGGAACCCTATCAAACCAGATAGATTTGCAGAATGCACTAAATGCTAAATTACAAACAGTTGCTACAGATGCTTCAATAACCGGCGATGGTACTACAGCTAGTCCTCTAAGTGTGGTATCTGCACCAGCCCCTGTTGACAGTGTGTTTGGGCGTACTGGCGCTATTGTAGCTGAGTCCGGGGACTATGATGATAATCAGATCGACAACACCTCTACAGTAAGTGGTGCTAGTGTGTCCGATGCTTTAGACAATTTAGATAGTGATAAATTGGACTCGGTATCTACAGATGCCACTATCACTGGAGATGGTACGTCCTCAAGCCCCCTAAGCGTTGTTAGCGCTCCTGCACCTGTAGATAGTGTATTCGGGCGGACAGGAGTAGTTGTAGCACAATCGGGGGATTATGGGACTAGCCAGGTAACTAACCAATCAACCGTTACAGGTGCGACTAATACTGATGCTCTAGACGATCTCCAGAGTAATAAACTATCAACCGTATCGACCGATGCCACACTAACGGGTGACGGCACATCTGGGGCTCCATTAAGTGTTGTTTCAGCGTCTGCCCCTGTGGATAGTGTATTTGGCCGGACTGGGGCGGTAACGGCTCAGTCGGGAGATTATGATACCGACCTAGTGGACAATAACTCATCAATACCCGGAGCCACCACTAGTGACGCTTTAGATAATTTACAAAATGATAAACTGTCAAACGTCTCAACCGACGCAACTTTAACCGGAGATGGAACTTCGGGCAGCCCCCTTAGTGTTGTACCTTCTGGGACGGTTCCCGCACATGCCAGCACTCACGAGAGTGGAGGCTCTGATGAAATAAATGTTAATGATCTATCTGGGGTTCTGGCGGACAGCCAGTCTGTATCTACAGATAGTAGCTTAACTGGAGACGGTACTGCTGCCGACCCTTTGAGTGCACAAACAGCATTAAATCTTAAAGAAGATGTTGCAAATAAGGGCATTAATAATGGTTATGCAGGTTTAGACAGTAGCGGCCTTGTCCCCTTGGCAAATTTACCCGACTCGGTTAAAACAGGCAGTGAATATAAAGGCGCGTACAATGCAAACACAAACACCCCTACTATTACAGACGGTACCGGATCAAATGGTGATTACTATCGTGTGTCGGTAGCGGGTAGTCAAAATTTTGGATCTGGGGCTATTAGTTTTTTAATAGGTGACTTGGTTATTTACAACGGAACTTTGACAATTTGGCAAAGAGTTGCTGGCAATCCCGACCTAGTTACATCAGTAGCAGGCAAACAGGGCGTAGTTACACTTGATAAAACCGATGTTGGCTTAAATAATGTTGACAATACTAGTGATATTAATAAACCTATTTCAACAGCAACACAAACGGCCTTAGACGGTAAAAAAGACGATTTCACAGAAAACACAGCTTTCAATAAAGACTTTGGTACGACAGCAGGTACGGTATGTGAGGGCGATGACCCGAGGCTAAATGATTCACGAACACCTACCGCACATGCCAGCACTCATGAAAATGGTGGTTCAGATGAGATTGACGTTACAGGTCTATCTGGAGTTTTAGCGGATAGTCAATCTGTGTCTTCAGACTCTAGTCTCACAGGTGACGGAACTTCAGCTTCCCCTTTAAGTGCACAGACCGCCTTGGACGGTAAGAAAGATGATTTCAGTGAAAATACTGCTTTCAATAAGGACTTCGGGACAGGTGCAGGTGAGGTATGTGAAGGTAATGACTCCCGATTAAGTGATCCACGTATACCTACCGGATCGGCAGGAGGGGATCTAACAGGAACTTACCCTAACCCTCAATTAGCATCGACTTCGGTTACTGCCGGTTCTTACTCTAATGCAAATATAACGGTTGACGCGAAAGGTCGAGTAACTTCGGCGTCCGATGGTGCTTCCGGTGGTGATGTAAACGGCCCCGCTAGTTCTATTGATAAAGGTATTGTCACGTTTGACGGTACTACAGGTAAGACAATACAAGACGTCGGACTGAGAAATTACGGAGCCTCAGCTACAAACCCCACAACCCCGACCCCTGCTGACGGGGATATTTACTATAATACTGTCTTAAGTATGAATATGTTTTACGACGGGTCTAGATCTAAATGGTTGTCAGTTGAAAAAGTTGAAATTAATTTCGGGGCTCAGACCACTGGGCCCGGTGCGTATTACCGAGGTATAGACCGTAGACCATATACTAATACTAGGGGCCGATACGCAGAGTTTAATGGTACCGTAGTGAGTTTAACTTACACACGTGGGGATACCGACGCAGCGACTTTTGAAGTTACTACGGGGGGAACCCAAATATCCACAGTAGCCAGTAGTGCGAATGCCGGTAAGGATACTACACTAAATGATGACTTCAATGCGAATCAGATTTTAGGTGTTAGGAATCAAGCTGGGGGCAATGGCACGAGTCAAGTAATTGGAGTAGTAACTTTAAGATGGAGAGCCTAACATAATGAGCACAGTAATAGCCAAAAATCAAACAGCAGGGAATTTGACACTCTACAGTGTTGCGGTTCCTAATAATCAGATACCTGCGTCGGGTCAAGTAACCTTGACCGATTACGCTAAGCTGAATGAGATCCAAGGGGACGAAGAAATCCAAGCATATATAGATTCGGACGATATTCTACTAAGTGTAGACGGGGTTGACCTGGACAAGTCTCAGAGTGCTTCTTATTCACAGTCGTTAGCGGTGGCAACCCTGTCTGAGGTTGATGCGGGCACCGTAGACAGTAAAGCTGTAAGTCCTAAGACATTAAACGATTCCGCACTTACCGGACAGGTAAATACTAACACTGCCAACATAGCAGGCAAAGAAAATGCTTTTACAAAAAACAGTGCTTTCAATAAGGAATTTGGCACAGCCCCGGGTACGGTACTGGAAGGTGATACCACAACAATAACAGGTACCCAAGCTAGCGATATAACTACTAATAACGCTAAAGTCTCATTTCCCGAAGCCCCTAACGACGGTAAACAGTACGCTCGAAAGAATTTGGCATGGGATGAGATAGCCAGCAGTGGTACCCCAGGGTATCAGCCGATCATAAGCTTACGATCCACGGATACGACCTCAACAATAAACCAAAATGCGCCACTTGCGGTTAGCTGGGATACTGAAGTCGAAAAAGACGTAGGTTTTACACATAATACCAGTGTCAATGCTTCCCGTGTGGAGGTTGACACCGATGGCACCTACCTTATAAGCGGTAGTATACGGGTTTATTCTACAGCTCAGAGATTTCAAACCGTGGCGTACATTAGCAAAAATGGTTCAACGTTGACGGAATACCCTATGGGTAGCTCGTATATCAGAAATTCGGGCAGTTCGACAGATTATTGGAATTGTGTCATAAACCCGCCGCCGTTAAAGCTATCGGCGGGGGATTACGTCGAGGTTGAAATACAAATCGAATCACAACTTACCGTCGCTATAACTGGAACACTAATAGGTGATGAGTCTAGCTTTACGGTGACCAAACTGTCCGGAGAAAAAGGAGAAAAAGGCGACACAGGTACAGGTTCAAATATTGTAATACAGAAAGACGATTCCACCGTCGGCACCGTAACTAATACCCTCAATTTTGAAGGGGTTGGGGTTGACTCAGTGATCGACGAAGGCGGTAATAAAACAACGGTCAATATTACAGGACTAGACCCGTTACAAACCTGCACCCTTGACGGGTCTAGTAATATCATCACACCCGCACAACTGGTCAGCGATCAAGATAACTATAATCCGCCCGGATTTGGTTCCTGTAATTTAATACGCCAAAACATTAACGGGCAACGAATTATCACAGGATTTGTTGCGCCTGCCGCTGGCGTTAATAGGGTTTTTGCAATCACAAATATTTCGGGATCGAGTGAGTTAAAGTTCAAAAACAACGATTCAAGCAGTACAGCAGCTAACAGGCTTTTGTTAAGGGATAACGGCCCCGACAAGTCATTAAAAGAGAATGAAACAGCGGTTTTCTATTATGATCATACATCAAATAGATGGCGCGTGTATAATAGGGTAGGTTAATTATGGCAAAAAAATTCTATGAAGAAAACAACGAAGCAATTCCAGCGGTACAATTTATTGAAGAGGGAAGTCAGCCCGCAGGTTGGGTTGAAGTAACCGATGCCGACAGAATAAATACATTAACCAAAAAACTGTATTTGCAAAGAGAGCTAGACGGTCGCGAGCTATACGAAATAATACGTGCCCAATTAGCTGAACAGTTTAACTCGGGGTCATTAACTCTGGCTGATGCCCATTTCATAGAAACTAAACTTATTAATGCAAAAAGTTTTTTAATCACAGGAGATTGGGCAACAGCTCAGTATGAATTGGGTTTGCTCACCGTTCCGGATAATGCTTACACGCAGGAACTTCATGACATGGTAACTCTTAGTATTGAAACCTATATGGATTTGAATTATTAGTTATGGGTAAGTACTATCGTGACAGTTTGAAATATGTTGGCCCCCAAGGTAAGTGGTACAATAAACTGGTGCCCAGAAGACCGCTAGGTATAGACCTAAATAAGCCAGCATATAATCACGATATAGCTTATTCGAATAAGGTGTCTAAGAGAGTGGCTGATCTATCTTTTTTACATGAAAGTATGGCACTGGTGGAGTCTAAAGATTGGAAATACTTACCCAATGGAGTGATGAGACATCTAGGTAGGCTGACCGTGTTAATATATTACACTTTTGTAAGAGATTTTGGCAAGAATTTTTATTGAATTTCCGTATAGCGTCCGTACGGATCAACAGGGGCTACTAAACCTAGCCCCATTTTAGGAGAATTAAATGAAAGCGTTAGAGAAAGTTTTATTTGTGACATGGGTTGCCACCTTGATATGTTTATTTAGTTGCGGTACATTCCGTTCTGCCGGTAAGGTGACAGATGGTGCTGTATCTGTGGGAGCTGATGCTGTTGCGGAAGTTAAGCACGAAATTAAAGAAGAGGTTAAAGCTTCGAATGGTGTTAAGATTATGTTTTATATATTCGGTGCCTTGTGTATTTTTGGTGCTATTGGTGTTGCTATCGTTTTCAAGGATGTCCGATCTACTATACTTTGTGTCGGAGGTGGTTTTGTCTTTATGACAGCGCCTTTCTTCCTTGATCTTCTTTATCAAATACTTGGGCCGCTCAAATGGGCGATATACATCTTGATTTTCTGCGCTTTAGGTGGTCTGTTAACCTATGGATTCTTTAGAGCTAAAATAGCTATTGAAGATTTATTAGATGATGGGAATGATGACCGCATTCCAGCGTCAGATAAAATAAGACAAGCTTTCAAATTGAAAAGCGGAGGAAATGCCGATGGCGACTGAAATAACAACATTAGATAAAGTAAAAACTCGACTGGGTATTACTAACTCCTCTAAAGATGATGCACTGACACTTATTGTCGATGCTGTTAATGAGCGCATACCTTTAATATGTGGACGTAATTTTACTTACACTTTTTACTCTGAAGATGTGAATACCGAAGGTACTAATATTGCTTCAGTATCAAATTACCCTGTATCTCAAATGTACTACACTGGGGCAGGTAAAACACAGGCCATAACTATCACATATGAAGGCTCTAACCTAGGTTCTGTTGATGTAATTATGGATATGGGACTATCCGGGGTAGGAAAATATAAGGTGGTACTAATGGATGGTATATCCAATACAGAAAGTATTAACATATCCCTATCTGATACAATGGCAGATCTGGCATCCGCCATTGACGCGCTACCTTCATGGAGTGCATTTGCACAGAGTGATGTTGACATATACCCTGCTTTAGCTTTAATAGCAGGCACATATCAGACCATGAAGCAAAGTACAAATCAAATATTCCTCTATGCACCTCTACTAGCAGTGCGGGCTAAAACTTTACAGACAGCAAGGGGTGAATATACTTTGAACAGCAGTGGATGCTCAAACCCTCTAAAAATGATATACCAAGGTGGTTATGAGCAAATACCTGCCGATTTATGTGAAACTGCTACAGATATTGCAGTCAATGTTTACAGGGAATCTAAACGTGATCAAGGTTTACAAAGTGAAAGAATTGGTAATTATTCTTGGACAGCAAAGACTGGAAATTATCTAACAGAAGTGTTGCCTGCTTATTATTCTCAACTATCTAACTATAAGAATCCTATACTAGCATGATTGAAGACTATTTCGATAAAACAATAAAAGTTATAAAGCGACATACCTCTAAAGATTCAGCAGGGGGTATTGTTGATGTTCCTAACGTTATAGGGGAATTTGGTTGTAGGATCGAATCCATATCATCCACCGAAAGTGTGTATTTGGCTAGGAATTCTTCCGAGCAGTTCATACGCATATATGTCGAGAGGGATGCCGATAACTACATAGATGATTTAGATATAGTATCCATTAGCACCACAAACGGTGTATTAGTTGGTGAATATGAGGTTAGGCGAGATCAGACTATGCAGCAAACACAGTCAACACATCATTTAGAACTGGATGGCCGTCTACAGACTAACGTTGTGGATTCAATACCGGAGATAAGCTCACCGATATGATACAAGTAGAAACAGAAATCACATGGACTCCACAGAACCTCACTAAAGAGGTTGAAGATATTATCGTGGAAGAGATGCATGATGAGGGCGTGAGAGGAAGAGCTGAGATACGTAAAAGTTTCTCAAAATCATCCCCTTCCATCCCAGGGCAACCCCCTGCGGTAGTTACAGGTAGGCTATATCGTGGTGTTAGATTCAAAGTTATTCGCGGAAGATTAGAGCTTTTGCTTGGGGTAGACTCCTCTGTCCCATACGCCTTACCTCTCGAATTTGGGTTTGGTAAAGTCCAAGCTAGGCCGTATCTTAGACCTCAAAGAATGCGTTCAGTAGAACGTTTAACCAAGAGACTCAACAAGAGGTTAAACTAATGGTTGTAGATTTAATGAAAGGTATAAATGATCTGTTAAAGAATTCCACAGATCCCTCGGCGGTATATCTGCGTCAACAATTAGCTTGGTATGGGTGGAGCGATACTGCACCCTCCTTTTCTGATTCCCAAATATTGCGATACCCATATCTAGCTTATAACCTTGTAACTACAGGTTCAGAGAACTATGTTATGGGAGACTATGAGGCAGTTTATCAAGTGATAGAAATACAATTTAAGATCGTTACTGGAACTAATGCTCAACCGGATAGATCCCCACGTAGAGCAGGAATTTTAGCTAAGAACTTGAAAAAGCTCCTAAGGCGAGGTAATTTCGCTTTAGATAATGGGCGCGTTTTGGACGCTGTGGTTATGGAAGATTTCCCGCAGCAAAGTACAGATTCCGATGGCTATGAGTGGTTCATTGGGATTCAATTTGAAATAGGAACATAAAGGAGAGCTAATTATGGCCTCAATTACAACAGCTATCTCGGGTAAAGCAGGTAGTATTTCGGGAACCCCCGGTTCCGGTGATATCGGTTCCGAGATTACAGAGTGGAGTATTGACGACACTGTTGAATCCCTCGAAGCTACAAACATGAATGGTGGTGGATATTTTGACAGCGTTGAAGGTATCAAAAAAGCAACAGGAAGTTTCACTGCGGTAGGTAGCTCTACTCCGGAAAAGGGTGATGTCACTGCTGCAACATTCGCAGTATCTGATGTTTCGGGATCACAGACTTACGAAGGTGATATCCTTATCACTTCAAAAGCTGTGTCAACACCAGTATCCGGTAGCGTAGTTACTTACACTGCGACATTCGAATTCCGTGGTTCTTACACTATCTCAACAGTAACATAATCAACCATAATTTAAGGACGCAAAATTATGTCAGATACATACCAAACGTTTACCAATTCCTTGGATAAAACGTATCGAGTTAAAACGCTTGGGATAACTGAAATCATGTCCCACAGCGTTTCCTGTTTTAGAAGTAAACTACGTCAAGAACTCAAAACAGATGCTTTAGATTTATTCAGCGATGACTCTAAAGCGAGAGTGGATTACGTTACCAAGTTTCAGAAAGATAATTGGCCTAGAGGTCAAGAGCTAGAGCAGCAGGCATTGAACTTCATTCTCTCCGGAGAAGGTTTGGATTTAATGAATAAATATGCTCTACATAAGTTCAATGAAGCATTTAGAGGCGGCAGTAATCTTGATGAAGAGTATGAAGCTTTTACTCTCGATCAACAACAAGAGATGGTTGAGATTATTATGGGATCTTTAGCGGATACCTTCGAGATCTTCGTTGATCAACTTAATGAGGTTCTGGAAAATGAGGCAGGCGAGGGAGAAAAAAAGTCAGCGGAGGAGAGCCAAGACCCTTCCTAGATTCATTGCTTGAGCTTTGTACATGGTTGGATGTTCATAATAAATGGCCTCCTATGACAGCTTTCTACTTGACAGCACCTCAGTTATTGCTTTATACTAAAGCTGTAACCGGTATAAATAAATTGTCTGAGAAAGAAGGCTCCCACGATAAAACTGCTAGGTCTGCAAAGGAAGCGGTTCTCAGATTACAAAGGCGGGGCATTGAAGACCCAACGCCCCAACAAGTCGTAGAGGAAATGCGTAATGTCTCTAGGTAGTGCCACAATTAGAGTTAGAGCGGATGATAAGCCATTAAAAGCTCAGCTAGTTAAGATCCGTACCGATTTAGTTCGTGAGTTCGTCAACGCCCGTAAGAAGGCAATGCATGAGGCAGGTAAATTAAAGCTTCCAGTCTTAAAACCCGCTGAAGCTTCAATGCAAGGAGCACAGGCGGGAAAGAAGTTTGCTAACTCTTTCGGGGGCGCAATGCAGGCTATTTTGGGGCCTCGGTTTAATGAAGTTTTGAGCGTATTCGGTGGCGGCGGAGCTGCTGCTTTTACTGGGCCAATGTTAGCAGGGGTTGCGGCAATATCGGTTGCTATCATTGGGATGATATCTGCTTGGAAACTCGCGAGGCGAGCTATTGCCGATTTTGTCAAGCATGAACGTTTATTAAATCGTATAACATCTGTTATTAAAGTTACTAAACAGGCAGCCGGATTTACGGCGTATGAAATCCGAAACATGACCCGTGAGATGGCTAAGTTCGGAGTAATCGCTGAATCACAATTACTTAGAGCGGCGACAATTCTATCCACCTTTATTAATATTGCGGGTATTCAATTTGAGAAAGCATTACAGGCTACGGCGGATATTTCCCGTGTTATGGGTGTTGACGCTAGAACTGCCGCCTTACAGTTAGGTAAAGCTCTATCTCAACCGAGTACTGGTATGGCAACACTTCGTGAAGCAGGTGTATTATTCACCCGTCAACAGACTGAAATGATTAAAGAGATGGAGAAGGCCGGTAGAGTTGTTGATGCACAAAATTTATTATTTGAGATTCTAGCTGAGAATGGTATAGGTGGGAATACTAAAGCTACAGAGAACCTTGCAGACCAGTGGGATCGTATGGTTAATCTTTCAGAGCAAATCGTCTTACGTCTAGGTGAACTAGCGGGTCAAGCCGTGGAGAGTTCCGATGCGCTTCAGATTCTTAATCGTACGCTACTTGAAACACTGGAGATAATGGAAAAAGATTCACCTTTAAAAACTTTACACACCGATATGGCGGGCTTGGCATTACGTCACTATTTAAGAGATTTCGAGGCGCTTGGTATTATACTCGGTGCGCTCAATGGTTACCTATCTGACACTGGGGTGGCTTTTAGGAAATTCAACGCGGTTGCCGCCACAGCCACTACAGATCTGAATCAGAAATTAATAGCCCAGGCAGATATCATCGAGAAGATGGAGAATGACCTAGCCACTAAGATTGGGCGTATCCATATTAAGCGCGTAGAGCGCCAAAAGCGTTTAGAGGACGAACGTACAGCCGATGCCGTTTTAGGGATAAAAGAGCAAGAGAAAGAAATTAAGAAGTTACAAGAAGCACGCTCAAAAGCAGAAGCAACCGATCACACTAAGAAAGCTATAAGCGATCAAGAGGATGCAATAAAGGCTACAGATAAAGCCACAGATGCAATCTCAGATCAGATTAGGGCTATACGTAAACGTAATATTGAGACAGCATCCACTGCCACAGTTACTGCTGAGGGTTTGTTCATGCACAAAGTGAAAGAGTCCGATAAGGCTGTAAACGAAGCTCGTAAGAACGAAAAAGAAGCCAAGATTGAGGCTCTCGAATTAGAGAAGAAGAAGATTAAAGCTCAAAAAGAAGCTTTTAGAGAAACTATGGGTGATCTAAAAGAGCAGGCACAAGCCGAGATAGATATCCATAAAGATAAGTTAGCTAAAAAGTTGGAAATGGAGCAATCCAACCTTCAGCAACTTAAGGAAATGCGTAGACTGTTTATTCAAGAACAGAAAGAGGAGAGAGAGATTGGTAGAGATCAAGAGAAATTAGATGATCAACGTAAGGAAGCTCTTTCACTCATAGTTCCGGCAGTAAATAGATTGCAAACACTATTAGCTCAACAGCTAGCTAAAGGTGCCGATGAGCAGGTCATTCAAAATATTGCTAACTCACTGGAGGCAGCTAGGAAAATGATCGAAGGTAATCAGTTCTATGGTTCTAAGTTTGATGAGCTTAAAGCTTCTATTGAGAGAACTCAAGAGTCTAACGAGGTTCTCAAAGCAGTTAAAGATTCTAGCAAACAGAATAAGCAGAATACCGAAAGCACAAATACTATTTTAAGAAATATAAATCGGAGTGTTAAAAACATTGGTTTCAATGTATTCCAATAAGGATTATTTATGGCAGATTTTATTGACATTATAAAGGAGTTTGAGTTAAACCCTGGCCTAACTTCAGATGACTGGCAGGGCACTATTGTTTATAGGCAAGCAGATAACCCTTCACCTTCAGCCAGTGGTAATGTTATTCCCGAAGCATCTTTGCCTTCTCTAGGTGATGCATTTCCTGCGGCTAGGATTCCCAGTGGAATCGGGGCAGCCCCTGTAACATTTATTTGTAGGAAAATTAGTATAAGCTATGAGGGTGGAGATGAGACGAAAAACAGAATGTACCGTTTCGAATATGGTACCAAGGATAGCTCGAACGAGAATTCTCCGAGTGACGAGGATACACAATACTCACTCACAACAGGTAGTGAATTCATTGTTAAGTCGACAGCTAAAGCGACTAACGCTCAGAAAATAAAATGCTCCACTACTGAAAACGTTATAAATGAAATAACCTTTTGGATACTTACCGCTAATTATTCTGTAACAGTGCCGGGGTATACTACCTTACAGGCTGCATTAGATGCTTCCAACCCAATGTCCAACGGTACAGTCAGTTCTGCTAGTGAAAATTGGTTATTTCTTGGAACGAATATTAATCAATACAGAGATGATGAAGGTAATACTAGATTTAGAGCTACACGCACCTATAGTTATAAGGAATTTCAAGGCCCCGGCGGTAGAATAGATTCCACAGGATGGCAAGCGGTGTGGTGTGAGAAATTGGCTAAATGGGTTGAAGGAGATCCTTTAACATATGGTACAAGCGCCTTTGTAGACACAATGCCGACAATATAAAATGCAAAACCACGAACATAATATAAATCAAGATATTAGAACACCTGCCAGTTCCGACAGGCGTATAGACTGGCGTACATGGCAACGTGTTGTGGATTTTATTAAAACACAACCGATCAGCCCCCACAACCCTAGCTTTCAGATTCCTACAGAAGATGGGGAAACGATCGCTAGAGTAAGGTTCGCTCGTATCGGGGATCGTGTTAGATTAAGTGGGGATAGTGGTACAATTCCCGATGATACGGAAGTTTATATGTATGCTGGAACAGAGGTTAAATGGGACTCTAGTTCTAACAACTATGTCGATGAGGATGGTGGAATTTCTTGGGATGGCACAGACCAACCCCATCTCAGACTGCCCTCTCAGCCAGGGTTCTCAGATACTGCGTATAATGCCGGGCCCCTTCTTAATGGAGCTATTTGTCCGGTTTATGAGGTGTTGGATGACGCTGCCTATAGTTCATCATCTGATGTGGCTTCAGATATCGCTGTGCAGGATACCTCATGGGTAATTCTATACTTAGGAGGAGATCCTCTTGTGCACCCGTTCAAGGCGTCGTTGGATGCAGATGATAATAAAACTATCGTGGTGGGGTATATGCGAGATCATGTTGTTAATGCGGGTGATGGCTCGGATGTAGCCATAGCTAGCCATACAGGTGCTGACTATATTACTATCCTATCCGCCAATGGGGCACCGACTGTTATATCCCTCACTTCCGCTGACACTATACAACTAACCGCTTCAGCAGGTGAGAATGTCACAGTATACTACGAAATAGACACATCCAGTGCCTCCCCCTCAGCTACGCTAAATCAAACAACTCAGTGGCCTCCACAGGATGCTACAGGTCTGATTGTACCTATTTGCTATTGCCGCATAGTTACAGGTGGCGCTGTCTCCACTATAGGCCAGTTACAGTACGATATGATCCTCCTTACTGAAGGGGGTGGGGGAGCCCAATACTCAATAACAACCGCAGCCAACGGAAATCACCAGTTCGTTAACGATAAGCCTCTAGCGGGCTTGGGCGGCAATTCAATTAATGTATATGCCGGTAATGATGCCGGAACCGGTAAAGGTCGTGGCTGGAAGCCTGGTTGGGAAGAAAGCGACATCTTAAACAGTGTTATCAATCCTCAAGAAGACGGCAACGACCCCAACCGTGGGGGAATGAACCAAAGACATATACGAGTAAAAAACAATAATAATAAACAGACAGTCGCATTCAGACATGCAAACCTCCCCGAGTCGGATTTGGCCAGCAAAATAATAAATACTTTATGGGGGGTAAGCCAAGCAACATATGATTCACTGTCGTCCCTTGATAATATTACGAAGGCGGATCTTACAGCTTTTGACATAGATAATTTGCGCCATATACTCGAAAGGGGTTTATCGTATGTTGAAGACCCTTACGACCCATACGAACCAACTAGCGGCGTAAAAATTCAGTCGCTTAGTGGGTTATCCAGTTCGGG